GACCCAATGAATATATTGCGTCTGTTAGAGCGGATGGGGCGAGAATTGCTGTGCTTTTCGCTTTCTGATCGCATGGATATTGCGCCGATGTGGGCGCACTACGCGAACAATAACCGTGGATTTGTTGTAGCGTTTCGTTCCGAGCACGAATGGTTCAGACGCCGCAAGAATGGCGAGGACACGCGGTTGCAGAAGGTTACCTACTTTGACGGGAAGTTGGATGAGCCGTTTGAAAACGTGCAAGCTGCCTTCATTTCAAAGACAACCGATTGGGCATATGAGTGTGAGTGGAGGCTCTATGCGAAGGAAGGTCAAGTTGACAGGATTGTTGGCGAATCAAGCGATCCCATCCACCTGATTGATTTCCCGCCTGACGCGGTTGACCGCGTGATATTGGGTAGCAAGTCCAGCGATCAAACCTCGCGGCGCATTCGTGAAATCTTAGCCTCTAAGTATCCGTTGGCTCGCTTGGTTAGAGCTGTCCCCGATCCCAACCATCCTACCTATCAGGAAGTGCCGTTTGAATAGTGGTCCAAATTCAGTACGAGTTGGGGTACGGCAACCATGCGCCACCCTTTGCCCTCGCCGATTGCACCTCGCGCCCAGCCCGTGTATCTCTCCGCCGGTGTCGAAGGCAGGACGGGGGTGCGGATGCGGCGGGTGGTGATTACGGGGCTGGGGATGCTGACGCCGCTGGCCTGCGGGGTGGAGGCGACGTGGAGCCGTCTGTTGGCCGGGCAATCGGGCGCGGGCCCGATCACCAAGTTCGACGCGAGCCGTTTGCAGACCACCTATGCCTGCGAGATTCCGCGCGGCGATGGCTCGGACGGGACGTTCAACCCGGACGACTGGATGGAGCCGAAGGACCAGCGCAAGGTCGATGACTTCATCCTTTACGGGATGACGGCGGCGGTGCAGGCGGTGAAGGATTCGGGCTGGGAGCCGACCGACGAGGAAAGCCGCTGCCGCACGGGCGTGATGATCGGCTCGGGCATCGGCGGGTTGTCGTCGATTGCCGAGACGGCGGTGCTGCTGAAGGAGCGGGGGCCGCGGCGGATCTCGCCGTTCTTCATTCCGGGGGCGCTGATCAACCTGATCTCGGGGCAGGTCAGCATCCGCTTTGGCTTCAAGGGGCCGAACCATGCGGTGGTGACGGCCTGTTCCACCGGCGCCCATGCCATTGGCGATGCGGCGCGGCTGATCCAGTGGGACGATGCCGATGTGATGATCGCGGGCGGGGCGGAGAGCCCGATTTCGGAAATCGGGATCGCCGGGTTCAATGCCTGCAAGGCGTTGTCGACCAAGCGCGGGGCGGAGCCCCAGAAGGCGTCGCGCCCCTATGACGCGGACCGCGACGGCTTCGTGATGGGCGAGGGCGCGGGCGTGGTGGTGCTGGAGGAATACGAGCACGCCAAGGCACGCGGCGCGAAGATTTACGGCGAGGTGCTGGGCTACGGGCTGTCGGGCGACGCCTATCACATCACCGCGCCGAGCGAGAGCGGCGAGGGCGGCTATCGCGCAATGCAGATGGCGTTGAAGCGGGCCGGGCTGGCGCCGTCGGCGGTGGATTACATCAACGCGCATGGCACCAGCACGATGGCTGACACGATCGAACTGGGCGCGGTCGAGCGGCTGTTGGGCGATGCGGCGGCGAAGGCGACGATGAGTTCGACGAAATCGTCGATCGGGCATCTGCTGGGCGCGGCGGGCGCGGTGGAGGCGATCTTCTGCGTGCTGGCGATGCGCGACCAGATCGCGCCGCCAACGATCAACCTTGACACTGTCGCAGGGGCGCCGGTGCTGGATCTGGCGCCAAACGTCGCGGTGAAGCGGAAGATCGACGTGGCGATGTCGAACTCGTTCGGCTTTGGCGGCACCAATGCGAGCCTCGTGCTGGGCCGGGTGACGGGCTGATGTGGCGCTCGCTCGCCTCCAACGCGCTGACGCTGTTCATCGTGCTGCTGGCGGGCATTGCCGGGTTGGTGGCCTGGGGCGAGAAGACCTACACCGGGCCGGGGCCGCTGGCGCAGGCGGTCTGCGTGCGGGTGGACAAGGGGGCCAGTGTCGCCTCGATCAGCAAGGTGCTGTTGGGGCAGGGCGCGATTTCCAACGGGATCCTGTTCCGGCTGGGGGCGCAGTACTCGGGCCAGCCCGAGGGGCTGAAGTTCGGCAGCTATCTGGTGCGGCCGGGCACCTCGATGGCAGAGATTTTCGCGACGCTGACCAAGGGCGGGCAGAGCAGCTGCGGCACCGAGGTGAACTTTCGCGTTGGCGTGACGGATGCGCAGATCGTGGTGCGCACGCTGGACCCGGCGACCGAGGCCTTTGTCGAGGTGGCGAAGTTTGACGTGGGCACCCTGCCGGTGCCGCAGGCCTATGTGGACGCCGAGATGGTGCCTGACACGCGCTATCGGGTGACGCTGGCGGAAGGGGTCACAAGCTGGCAGGTGGTGGACAGCCTGAAGAAGGCGGACTTTCTGACCGGCGACGTGGCGAAGGTGCCCGAAGAGGGCAGCCTTGCGCCCGAAAGCTATGACGTGACGCGGGGCGAGCCGCGCGTGCAACTGATCGCCGAGATGCAGGCCCGGCAGGCGGCGACGCTGGCCGAGCTTTGGGGCGGACGGGCGGCGGGGCTGCCCTACAAGACGCCGGGCGAGGCGATGGTGATGGCCTCGCTGATCGAGAAGGAAACCGGGGTGGCAAGCGAGCGGCCGCTGGTGGCCTCGGTGTTCCTCAACCGGCTGGCGCAGGGGATCAAGTTGCAGACCGACCCGGCGGTGATCTACGGCATCACCAAGGGGCAGGGCACGCTGGGGCGGGGCCTGCGGCAAAGCGAGCTGCGCGCGATTGCCAACCCCTACAACACCTATGTCATCGACGGGCTGCCGCCCGGACCGATCGCCAATCCGGGGCGCGCCAGCATCGCGGCGGCGCTGCATCCGGCCGATACCAGGGATCTCTACTTCGTGGCGGACGGGACGGGCGGGCACGCCTTTGCCGAGACGCTGGCCGAGCACAACAAGAACGTCGCCAAGTGGCGCGCGATCGAGGCGGCGCAGGGGATCGCCCCGGATGCGGGGAACTGAGGCCGGGCGGGTTAACGAAAGGTTAACCGTGCGCGCGACAAGCCATTGATACGGTTCGATTTTTCGCTTGACCTTGCGAACGGTCCAAGGTATACGTTGTGACATGCTAGAAGAGGTGGGCAAGCGGCACGGGGCAACCCGGCGCCGCTTTTCCGTTTCGCTCGGGCGGACCGGCAAGAGGGGCAGGGTTCGCAATCACATGACAACACAGACACCCGATGACGGGGCCGCGCCGCGCTCGATGATCTCGAACGCGACGCTGCTGTATGAAACGGCGGCCGACGTTTTCGCGCTTGTCATCGACGAGGCGCGCGCCGGCGATCCAAAAGCGGCGAAAGAGGCGCCGGGCTATGCCCGGGACTTCCGGCAGGCGCTGTTCGCTGTTCTGAACGAAAGGGCGACCATTGAAAAACTCCGCAAAGACGCCGAGGGAATCGTTCACGATTACGCCCTCGATTTCGACCGGGCCCGCGCTGAGATCGGGCGCCGCCTGGCTTGCCTGCGCGACGCCGGAGACGGTTGACGCCTTTCTGGGCGGGCTGAGCGACGAGGCGCTGCTGGCGCTGCCGTGGCTGTTCGAGTTCTGGGCGCTGCCGCATCAGGTGCCCCCGGTGGGGGCCTGGCGGACCTGGGTGATCATGGGCGGGCGCGGCGCGGGGAAAACCCGCGCCGGGGCCGAATGGGTGCGCGCCGAGGTGGAGGGCGCGCGGCCGCTGGACCCCGGGCGGTCGAAGCGGGTGGCGCTGGTGGGCGAAACGGTGGATCAGGTGCGCGAGGTGATGATCTTCGGCGAAAGCGGGATCCTGGCCTGCTCGCCGCCCGACCGGCGGCCGGAGTGGCAGGCGGGGCGCAAGCGGCTGGAATGGCCGAACGGGGCGGTGGCGCAAGTGTTTTCGGCGCATGAGCCGGAAAGCCTGCGGGGGCCGCAGTTCGACGCGGCCTGGGTTGACGAACTGGCGAAGTGGAAGAAGGCGGGCGAGGCCTGGGACATGCTGCAGTTCGCGCTGCGGCTGGGGGAATTGCCACGGCAGGTGGTCACGACGACGCCGAAGAACGTGGGTGTGCTGAAGGCGATCTTGCAGAACCCCTCCACCGTCGTCACCCATGCGCCGACCGAAGCGAACCGGGCCTACCTCGCGGCCTCGTTCCTGCAGGAGGTGCGGGCGCGCTATCAGGGCCAGCGGCTGGCGCGGCAGGAACTGGACGGCGTGCTGATCGAGGATGTCGACGGCGCGCTGTGGCCTGCGGCGGTGCTGGAGGCGGCGCAGGTCGCGGTGGCGCCGAAGCTGGACCGGATCGTGGTGGCGGTGGACCCTCCCGTGACGGGCGGGGCCAAGGCGGATGCCTGCGGCATCGTGGTGGCGGGCGTGGTGATGCAGGGGCCGCCGCAGGACTGGCGCGCCTATGTGCTGGAAGATGCTTCGGTGGAGGGCGCCTCGCCGGCGCAATGGGCCCATGCGGCGGTGGCGGCGGTGCAGCGGCACGGCGCCGACCGGTTGGTGGCCGAGATCAATCAGGGCGGTGACCTGGTGGAACGGGTGATCCGGCAGGTTGACGCGCTGGTGCCGTTCCGGGCGGTGCGCGCGAGCCGCGGCAAGGCGGCGCGGGCCGAGCCGGTGGCGGCGCTCTACGAGCAGGGGCGGGTGAAGCACCTTCCGCGGCTGGGCGCGCTGGAGGACGAGATGGGCCGGATGTCGGTGCGGGGCTATCAGGGCCCCGGCAGCCCGGATCGGGTGGACGCGCTGGTCTGGGCGCTGACCGAGTTGATGATCGACCCGGCGCGGGTGGCGCAGGCGCCACGGGTGCGCGGGCTGTGAGGCGCCGGGGGCTCTGCCCCCGGACCCCCGGGATACTTTCACCAGTAAGAAGGGGGGCGCGCGGCGGAGGTCGGCGCCCCCCTTCTTACTGGTGAAAATATCCCCGCCGGAGGCGCAGGCCGGGCCGGGGCGCGGCGGCGCGGGTGAGGCACGAACAAGGAGCGGATGGATGGTGTTTGATTTCCTGCGGCGCGCGGCGGTGGCGCCGGTGGTGGAGCAAAAGGCCTCGGCCACCGGGCCGGTGATTGCCTGGGCGGGGGCGGGAGGCCGGGTGGCCTGGAGCCCGCGCGATACCGGGTCTTTGACGCGGATCGGGTTCATGGCGAACCCGGTGGGGTTTCGCGCGGTGCGGCTGATTGCCGAGGCGGCGGCGGCGCTGCCGCTGGTGTTTCAGGATGCCGACCGGCGCTATGACCTGCATCCGCTGATGGCGCTGATCGCGCGGCCGAACGGGGCGCAGGGGCGGGCGGAGCTGTTCGAGGCGCTGTACGGGCAGTTGCTGTTGTCGGGCAACGGTTATCTGGAAGCGGTCATGGGCAGCGGGCGGGTGCCGGGCGAGTTGCATGTGCTGCGATCCGACCGGATGGCGGCGGTGCCGGGGGCGGATGGCTGGCCGGTGGCCTATGACTACACGGTGGGCGCGCGCAAGCTGCGGTTCGACATGACCGGGCCGGTGGCGCCGGTCTGTCAGGTGAAGAGCTTTCATCCGCAGGACGATCACTACGGGTTCTCGCCGCTGCAGGCGGCGGCGGTGGCGATCGACGTGCACAACTCGGCCAGTGCCTGGTCGAAGGCGCTCTTGGACAATGCGGCGCGGCCTTCGGGGGCGATTGTCTACAAGGGGGTGGACGGGCAGGGGTCGCTGAGTGCGGACCAGTATGACCGGCTGGTGTCCGAGATGGAGAGCTACCATCAGGGCGCGCGGAATGCCGGGCGGCCGATGCTGCTGGAGGGCGGGCTGGACTGGAAGCCGATGGGGTTCTCGCCCTCGGACATGGAGTTCCAGAAGACCAAGGAGTCGGCGGCGCGGGAGATTGCGACGGCCTTTGGCGTGCCGCCGATGCTGATGGGCATTCCGGGCGATGCGACCTACGCGAATTATCAGGAGGCGAACCGGGCGTTCTACCGGCTGACCGTGCTGCCGATGGCGACGCGGGTGACGGCGGCGGTGGCGCATTGGCTTTCAGGCTTTACCGGCGAGGCGGTGGAGATCCGGCCCGATCTGGATCAGGTGCCGGCACTGGCCGCCGAGCGCGACCAGCAATGGGCGCGGGTGGGGGCGGCGACCTTCCTGAGCGATGCCGAGAAGCGGGCGATCCTGGGCCTGCCGCGGTTGCCGGAGGCGCCATGACGGCGCGGCGGGCGGCGGCGGGCTCGCGCTACCTTTACGACAGTTTCGATGCGACGGCGGCACGGGTGGAGGCCAACGAGCGGGTCGCCGAGGAACGCTGGGGCGGGCTGGAATACCGGCTGAACCAGATCGAGGGGACGCTGGAGCGGGTGGAGCGGCGGCTGTGGCTGGGGGTCTATGGCGTGGCGACCTTCCTGCTGGCGCAGGGCGCCGAGGTTCTGGTGCGGGCCATCATCAAGTGAGGATTTTCGAATGATCGACATGGATTACGGGCTGGAGCGAAAGTTCCAGCAGGTGGCGCCGGGGCTGGTCGTCACGGATGGCGCGACGGTGGAGGGCTATGCCTCGGTCTTTGGTCTGCGCGATCAGGGCGGCGATGTCGTGATGCCGGGGGCCTACGGCGCCTCGCTGAGCGCGCTGGCGGCGCGGGGGGGGCGGGTGAAGATGCTGTGGCAGCACGACCCCGCGCAACCGATCGGCGTGTGGGACGAGGTGCGGGAGGACAAGCACGGGCTCTGGGTCAAGGGGCGCCTTCTGACCGAGGTGGCCAAGGGGCGCGAGGCGGCGGCGCTGGTGGGCGCGGGGGCGATCGAGGGGCTTTCCATCGGTTACCGCACGCTGGCGGCGACGAAGGACACCAAGGGGCAGCGGACGCTGACGGAACTGGAGCTTTGGGAGGTGTCGCTGGTGACCTTCCCGATGCTGCAACAGGCGCGGGTGGCGGCCAAGGGCGAGGCGCCCGATGCCGTCTGGCGCGAGGTGGCGGCGGCCTTCGAGGCCGCGCGCCGGGAACTGGCCGCGCGCTGAGCGGGCCGGACGTTTCATCCATCAGAGGAACACGGGGATGACGATGAGCGAGACGAAGGCCGGGGCCGCAGGCCCGGACGGCCGGATGCCGGCTGCCGAGGTGAAGACCGCGCTGGCCGGGTTTCTGGGGGAGTTCAAGAGCTTCCAGGACGAGATGAAATTGACGTTGCAACAACAGGAAGAGCGACTGACCATGCTGGATCGCAAGACCATGACCGCGGGCCGCCCGGCCCTTTCGATGGCCGCCGAGATCGAGGCGCCGCACCAGAAGGCGTTCGACGCCTATCTGCGCTCGGGCGATGATGGTGGCCTTCGCGGCCTCGTGCTGGAGGGCAAGGCGCTGAACACCGCGGTGGCGGCGGACGGCGGCTATCTGGTCGATCCGCAGACGGCGGC